CTGTATATCCAATATTTCCTAATGAGCCTGTAAAACCCGTATCACCTTTTGAACCTGTGTAACCAACTCCTGCTGATCCTGTATATCCAATATTTCCTAAAGAGCCTGTGTAACCTAACGAGCCTGTATATCCTATTTCACCTCGTGAACCAACGTAACCAATGTTACCTTGCGATCCTGCATAACCTGGTAATCCTACGTTTGAAAATTCGACCCACTGATCAGAGTTTCCATCACTATAATAAAAATATTGAACGCCTGTTGCTTCATCTAACCAAACATCTCCAAGTTGAGCTCCTATAGGTGGAGTGGCAGAAGTTGTAACATCTAAATTTCCTTCAGAGCCTGTATACCCGATATCGCCTTGTGAACCTGTGTAACCTATAGAACCTGTAAATCCTAAATCACCTTTTGAACCGGTATATCCTAAACTTCCTGAATAACCAATATCACCTTTAGAGCCTGTGTAACCGATATCACCTTGACTGCCTGTATAACCTATTGAACCTGTTTGTCCTGAAAGAGTAATATAAACACCAGCTTGTGTTTTGTAATTTACACTTGTTACATCTGTAATAGTTGCAACAAGAGCTCCAGTTACAGAATTATAAGAAGATACTAATATATGTTGTTGTGCTTCACCAGGAGCATATACAGATAAAGTTTGACCTGGACCCCATGCCATTCCTGTAGCTGAAGGCCCATTGTAAGATGTACCTATTGCTTGAAAATAATAATCTCCTGCAAGAAATGTTGTATTAATTAAAGGCGTTGAACCGGTGTAACCTAAACTTCCTGAATATCCTTGAGAACCTGTATATCCAATATCACCTTTTGATCCTGTAAAACCTTGATCGCCTTTAGAACCTGTATAACCGATATCACCTTTTGATCCTGTGTAACCTAAATCTCCTTGAGAACCTGTGTAACCTTTTGATCCTGTAAAACCTTGATCGCCTTTAGAACCTGTATAACCGATATCACCTTGTGAACCGGTGTAACCTAAATCTCCTTGAGAACCTGTATAGCCATGTGATCCTGTATATCCAATATCGCCTTTAGATCCTGTATAACCGATATCACCTTGTGAACCTGTAAATCCTTGAATACCTTGATCGCCTTTAGATCCTGAGTATCCAATATCACCTTTTGAACCTGCGTAACCTAAATCTCCTTTTGAACCTGTATATCCAATATCACCTTTTGATCCTGTGTAACCTTGAATACCTACAGCACCATCTAAGTTAATTTCCCAAGAAGTTTCCGTGCTGTTAGCAGCGTTAGTAATATTTGAAACTTCAGCAGTTAAAACACCTGTGCCTGGATTATAAGTTAATACTTGAGCATGAATGTGATTTGTAGGTGTTGTTGCTGAAGCAATTAAAATTGTTTGTTGTGCTGAGTAATCTAAATTTAAATCAGTTGTAGTTAAAGTTATAGTATTGGTTAAAGCATACGTAGATAAATTTAAACTTGTTGTAGATGTAGTATGATACTTATCTCCATCAGCACCATCTGTTCCGGCAGAACCTGTATAACCTAAATTTCCTTTAGAACCTGTATAACCAATATCTCCTTTAGATCCTGTGTAACCGATATTACCTTGTGAACCGGTAAATCCTTGAATACCTTGATCGCCTTTAGATCCTACATAACCAACATCGCCTTTGGAACCTGTATAACCAATATCACCTTGAGAACCTGTGTAGCCATGTGATCCTGTATAACCAATATCGCCTTTAGATCCTGTGTAACCGATATCACCTTTTGATCCTGTGTAACCTGTATCACCTTGAATACCTTGATCACCTTTAGATCCTACATAACCAATATTTCCTTGCGAGCCTACGTATCCAATATCACCTTTTGATCCTGTAAATCCTAAATCTCCTTTAGAACCTACGAATCCTGTATCGCCTTGTGAGCCTGTAAAACCTATTGAACCTGTGTAACCTAAATCTCCTTTTGAGCCTACAAATCCTGTATCACCTTTTGAGCCTGTAAATCCTGTATCACCTTTTGAACCTGTGTAACCTATTGAACCTGTATAACCTTGATCACCTTGATCGCCTTTAGAACCGGTAAATCCTTGAATACCTTGATCGCCTTTTGAACCTGTAAATCCTACTGAGCCTGTAAATCCTAAATCACCTTTTGAACCTACAAAACCTGTGTCGCCTTTTGAACCTGTAAATCCTACTGAGCCTGTAAATCCTAAATCACCTTTTGAACCTACAAAACCTGTGTCGCCTTTTGAACCTGTGTAACCTAATGAACCTGTGTAACCTATTGAACCTGTGTAACCTAAATCTCCTTTTGATCCTACAAATCCTGTATCACCTTTTGATCCTGTAAATCCTGTTGAACCTGTAAATCCTAAATCTCCTTTAGAACCTGTAAATCCTGTTGAACCAGCAGAACCTGTATAACCAGCACCTGCTGAACCTGTAAAACCAATTGAACCTGTGTAACCAACTCCGGCTGAACCTGTAAAACCAGCACCGGCTGATCCTGTATATCCAGCTGAACCTGAATCTCCTTTTGAACCGGTAAATCCTGTTGTACCAGCTGAACCTGTATAACCAACACCGGCTGATCCTGTGTAACCTAAAGAACCTGTAAATCCTGTTGAACCTGTAAATCCTGTTGTACCAGCTGAACCTGTATAACCAGCACCTGCTGATCCTGTATATCCAGCTGAACCTGAATCTCCTTTTGATCCTGTATAACCAACACCTGCTGAACCTGTATAACCAACACCTGCTGATCCTGTATAACCTAAATCTCCTTTTGAACCTACAAATCCTGTATCGCCTTTAGATCCTGTATAACCAGCACCAGCTGATCCTGTATAACCTAAATCTCCTTTAGAACCTGTAAAACCATTTGTACCGGCTGAACCTGTAAAACCAGCACCTGTTGATCCTGTATAACCTAAAGAGCCGGCTGAACCTGTATATCCTAAATCTCCTTTAGAACCTGTAAAACCAGCACCTGCTGATCCTGTATAACCTAAAGAACCAGTGTAACCTAAACTTCCTGTGTAACCTTGTGAACCAGTATAACCTCCTCCACCTCCGGAAGAACCTGTATAACCTATTGGGCCTTGTGAACCTGTATAACCTGGCCCACCTTTAGATGGTAATGTAACTCTTACTTGTTGTGTAGGACCTTTAATTACTGGCATTTATTTTTTAATTCTTTAGATTGACAAACCAACCATATTATGTTATAGTATATTTATAAATAATCTTAACTTTATATAAATGTATTTTTAAATGATTTCTATAGCAATTATTGACATTATTGGATTGACTTACGATGGTGATACCTTAAACAAAAGAGGTTTAGGAGGATCAGAATCCGCCGTTATTTTACTCGCTAAAGAACTTGCTAAAAAGAATTTTAAAGTAACGGTATTTAATAATTGTATAGACAAAGAATCAAAAGAAGGAACATTTGATAATGTTCAATATATAGATCACACTATATTAGATTATAAAAACGATTTTAGTTTTGATGTAGTTATATCTTCCCGAACAGTAATACCATTTTTACCACCTCACTTATACAATCAATTTGAAAATTTTAAACCTCAAAGATATTCTAAAATAAAACAAAATGCTAAATTTAAAGCAATGTGGATGCACGATACTTTTGCTAAAGGCGATCATCTATTAGAAGATATGATCGTTCATAAAGATATGGATGAAATATTTACTCTTTCAGATTTTCATACTTCTTATGTAACTACGTGTGATCATGGTAAAAGAAGAAATTTTGAAGTACTTAAATCTCATATGTTTATGACACGTAATGGTATTGTACTTTACAAAAATGAAATAGACATAAGACAAAAAGATCCTCATTTATATGTTTACAATGCTTCTGTTACAAAAGGTATGTTGCCTCTAGTTGAAAATATGTGGGAAAGAATTAAACAACAAATACCTCAAGCTAAATTAAAAGTAATTGGTGGATATTATAGATTTAGAGAAAATGCTGCTCCTGATGAACAAGAAAAAAAATGGAGAGAATTAGTTGCTGATGAAAAATATAAAAAATTAGATGTAGAGTTTACAGGTATAATTAAACAATCTGAAATAGCAGAATTAATGGCAAAGGCCAGCTTTATGTTATTTCCTGGTGCCTTTCCTGAAACATTTGGCATTTCAACTTTAGAATCTTTAGCGTATAACACTCCTTTAATTACAACTCGTTTTGGAGCTTTAGAAGAAACTGCCGTTGAACAGGCATGCTATTTAATGGATTACGCAATAGAACCAAATAGTCTTTTTAAGTTTATTGATAAAAAAGTACAAGAAAATAAATTTGTAAATATGGTTTTACAGGCCAATGCTAATAGATATTTACATCAACAAAAAATGTATTCTTGTAATATTATAAAAGGTATTGTAGGTTGGGATTCAATTGCTTTACAGTGGAAACAACATATCTATAAAAAATTAGGTCAATATCTTTCTAAAGAAGAATATAAACAAGTTAGTCATATTAATTCTAGGGTTAAAAAAGTATTTGGTAGAAGATTTAATAATTACGAAGAAAATTATTTACCAAGAAATACTCAACAAAGGATTGTTTTAATTACGCCTACTTATAATGCTTCTAAATATATTGAAAGATGTATTGAATCGGTTATTACACAAGACTATGATAATTATTTAATGGTTGTTATTGATGATTGTTCTACAGATAATACTTATGAGTTGGCTAAAAAATATGAAAGTGATAAGATTAAAGTAATAAGAAATAAAGAAAATAAAGGCGCTGTAAGAAATCAAATAGAATCAATAAACAAATTTTGTGAACGTGATGATATTGTAATGTTTTTAGATGGTGATGATTCTTTAGTAAACGATAATCAAATATTTCATTTTTACAATAATCTTTATGATGGTACAACTGAGTTTAGTTATGGTTCATGTTGGTCAATGGTAGATAATATACCTTTAGTGTCTCAACCTTATCCAGAACAAATTAAAAAAGAAAAGAAATATAGACAATACAAATTTAATTGGAACATGCCTTATACTCATTTAAGAACATTTAAAGCATATCTTTTAGAAAATATTAATGAAAGTATGTTTAAAGATGAAAATGGAAAATGGTATAAAGCAGGAGGTGATGGTTCTATTTTTTACTCTCTAATAGAAAAATGTCAACCTGAAAGTATTAAAGTAGTACAAGACATTGTTTATAACTATAATGACACGCACCCTTTAAATGATTATAAAGTAAACTCTGAAGAACAAACTAAAAACGCAAACAGGATATTAACTCAATGAAAAAAATATTAATCGCCATACCAACAAACAAATACGTTGAAACAAAAACAATGAAGGCCATTTATGATCTTGAAATTCCTGAAGGATATACTACAGAATTACAATTTTTCTTTGGTTATCAAATAGATCAAATAAGAAATTTAATAGCTCATTGGTCAACTCATTACGATTATTTGTTTTCAGTAGATAGTGATATTTCATTTACACCAGATACACTTAAAAAACTTTTAAGTCATAATAAAGATATGGTATCTGGCCTTTATATACAAAGAAAACAAAACGAACATATATTAGAAGTTTATGAACCTAATGATAGAGGTGGTTGTTCAAATATACCATTTGAAAAAATAAAGGATATTCCATTAGTAGAATTGATAGCTTGTGGTATGGGTTGTGTATTAATTAAAGGAGAAGTTTTTAGATCAATACCTTATCCTCATTTTGTTTATCATTCAGCAATAGATCATAAAAATACAATATCGGAAGATGTTGATTTCTGTAGAAAAGTTAAAGCAAAAGGTTTTGGAATATTTGCTGA